CAGAAGATTGAATCAATGCTTGAGAAAGAGAAGGAGGTGATGTGTGAGTTTGCAGATGACTATCAAAGGAACTGCTTTCAAAAATCAGCAGATGACTACTTTGAGGAAACCTTTAACACCAAAGAGAAATGAAAACACCAATGCAGGAGTTGATTGACCAAATGTGGGAAATAGCCAAGTACGGCGACTCTTACGAGGTTGCTCCGTGTATTGAGGCAGCAGAGGCGATGCTTGAGAAAGAGAAAGAGGTGATGGAGTCTGCTTGGCAAGATGGTATGTATGAATGTGACGGAGACGGAACATTTGAAGATTTCTACAAAACCTTTAACAGCAAAGAGAGATGAAAGACACGCTCATTGAACTAATGAACCGAGACCTAAACGATAACGGTATAGAGAATGATTAGTCTAATCCTTGTTACCATAATGGTACTATATATGCTCCGCAGGGAATACCTTCGCTGCCAAGCGTTAGAGAAAATACTAAAAAGATATGAAGACGATACTACGAAAAAGAAAACACATTAGAGAACTACAGAAGTTTCTGGAGATGCTAATGATTGACAATGTCAACCTATCTATACAAGCAAGTAGATTTGGTTGGACTACAGAGTTGCAAGACACTATAACCAACAACGCTCTACTCATACGCAAATACCAAAGAAGACTACGACTAATAAGAATGTAATGGAAGAACAAGGCAAGGGTGCAACGGTACTCATCAACAGGAACAATCTAAACAACCTCTTTGAACTACTCGTACAGGTACACCTGCGAGGGCAACTATCAAGAGATGAACAAGCCTTTGTAAGAAACTTCATAGAACTACCAGAAGCTCCTACACGAGAGAACAGACAAGCACGAAGGGCTAACACCCAAGCGATTAAGAAACTCTTTAGAGAGGAGGCTAAGAAAGCAAAAGCACAAAGAGATGACTTACCCAACGAAGACTTGTAATAAGTGTAAGGAGATAAAATCTAAAAAAGATTTTTACAAGAACATAAAAACTAAAGATAACTTAACCACATTGTGCAAGTCGTGTTGTAAACAACAAGTAAAGAAATATAGAGAGCAAAACAAGGATGTAATAAAAGAGAGAAAAAGTCACTATCGGAAAAAACATAGAAAACAAAAGAATGCATATGAAGCAGAATACAAGAAACGCAGAAGAAAACACGATTCTTTATTCCGTTGTAAGGAGAATATATCAGCTTTAATTAGACAATCTTTTAAAAATAAACAAATGTTAAAGACTACTAAGACAATAGATACACTTGGTTGCTCTGCAGAATGGTTTTACAACGAATGGCTTGAAAAGAAATATAACCCACCTCACTCACACCTTGACCACATAATACCAATATCTCTTGCTCAAAACGAAAAAGAAGTGATACTTCTAAATCATTATAGTAATTTTCAAGTATTATCTTCTAAACAAAACATTAAAAAAGGCAATAGATACATATCCCTACAAGGTTTAAACAAGGTTTTGTCAAATCATCCGTATGTTAAAGATGTTAAGGTTATTATGAAGAGAGAGGGTATAGAGATAATGTAACAACATAAATAACATTAATAGGTTAACATACTAAAGTAGTACGATATAGTATGGCGTTTAAAGAAGGACACGAAAAGAAAGGTGGGAGACAAAAGGGTACACCCAACAAAACCACAAACAAGATACGAGAAGCCTTCACTAAATTAGTGGAAGCAAACTTGGAGAATATGACTACTTGGTTAGAGAGTGTGGCAGACCAGAACCCAGAGAAGGCTCTAACGATTATCAACCAAATGGCGGAGTACACTACTCCTAAACTTGCAAGGGTTGAGAACAAGATAGAGACCGATGAAGAGATTAACGAAGTCAAGATAGAGATTGTCAAGCGTAGCAATACAGACGAGTGAGATATTTGAGAAGAACTGGAACGCACCTACCAAGATTATAATCAATCAAGGGGGTACTCGTTCTGGTAAGACCTACTCACTCCTACAACTAATCATCGTTAAGGCTTTGTCCGAGAAGGGCAAGGTCTTTACTATTGTGCGTAAGTCTCTACCCTCACTGAAGATGACTGCGATGAGGGACTTCATAGAGATACTAACCAATATGCACCTATACGATGAGAAGCACCACAACAAGAGTGAACACATCTACCGTCTCAACGGTAACATCATTGAGTTCGTATCCCTTGACCAACCCCAAAAGAAAAGGGGAGCAAGGAGGGATTACCTCTTCTGCAATGAGGCGAATGAACTTACTTGGGAGGACTTTTTCCAGTTGCTCGTTCGTACAACGAACAAGATATACATTGACTACAACCCTTCCGATGACTTCCATTGGATTTATGACAAGCTGCTCACAAGAGACGATGTTACCTTTATTAAATCTACTTATGTGGATAATCCTTTTCTGGATAATAGTATTGTGGAAGAGATTGAGCGACTCAAAGATACTGACGAGGATTACTGGCGCATATACGGATTGGGTGAAAGGGGTCAAAGTAAGGCAACGATTTTTACATTTGTGGAAGAGGAAGTACCCGAATCGGCTAAATTCCTCTCGTATGGTATGGACTTTGGTTTCACGAATGACCCCACTTCTCTCGTGGCGGTATATGGTGATGACCATAACCTTTATGCAAAAGAACTTCTTTACGAGACGAACCTCACGAACAGAGACATCTCGGAGAAGATGAAAGCACTTGGGGTAGATAGACGAGCAGAGATATTTGCTGATAGTGCCGAGCCTAAATCTATTGAGGAGTTGTATCGTATGGGTTGGAACATTAAGCCAACGAAGAAAGGTGCTGATAGTATCAATGCTGGTATTGATGTCCTCAAGAGATACAAACTACACATCTCTGGTGTTAACTTTGTCAAGGAGATGAGAAACTACAAGTGGGTAGAGGATAAGAATGGTAAGTTGCTTAACAAACCAATAGATGCCTTTAACCACGCCATTGATGCTTTTAGATACGCAACATTTAACAAACTAACAAGACCGAACTATGGGCGATACGCAGTTAGGTAGAGAGGTAACGATTAAATTACCAGAGAGCGCAAGGGAACTGACTATTGAGCAGTACCAAAAGTTCCTCAAGGTAGAGGGTGACCAAACCTTCACCTTACTCAAGGCATTAGAGATATTCGCTAATATCCCCTTGAAGGTAGCCCACGCAATGAGAGCAGACGATGTTTTAAGCATCGCTAACGAACTTTTAACGATGGTTAGTGTAGAGCATCCACTCACAAGGAGATTGTCCTTTAGAGGGCAAGAATATGGCTTTGTACCAAACCTTGAAGAGATGAGTTTTGGTGAGTACATAGATTTAGATACCTACCTCTCCGATATGCAGATGTTGCATAAGACAGTTGGGGTCTTGTATAGACCCATAACAAAAGAGAAGGGAGACTTGTATGAGGTAGAGCCGTACAATGGTACGGATGGATATTCGGACTTTCCTTTAGATGTTGCATTAGGTGCAACGCTTTTTTTTTATCGTTTAAGCAACAAGTTATTGAAGAGTACCCCGACCTCTTCACAGGGGGAGAAACTACAGACCTTTCAGCCTCCGCAAACTTTTCAAGGAAGTGGGGATGGTATGGAAGCGTAGACCATTTAGCAGGTGGTGATGCAGCAAGATATGATTCTATAACTAACCTACCTTTGAGGCAATGCCTTACCAAACTCATATACGACAAGGAGAAAGCAGATGTAGAAAGAAAGATGCTTAAACACTAACTCAAAGAGGTGGTTAACTTATTATGAGTTTCTACGATATAACCACCAAGATAAGAGAACACCTCATTGCTAACAAGCAGGTGAACACCGTTACAGAAGGTGACATCTTTGAGGTAGACCTCAACAAGCAGACTATATTCCCCTTGTCACATATTATGATAAATAGTGTGACCTTCAATGATGTGGGCATAACCTACTCTATGAGCATCCTCTTTATGGATGTAGCTGATGTGAGTAAGGAAGACCCAAGAGATGAAGCAGAAATCTTCTACGGGGTAGATAACAGGCAAGACATTCTAAACACCCAACTCCTAACGGCTAACGATTTAGTAAGCCAACTAAAGAGAGGTAACTTGATGCAGGATAAATACCAACTCAATGGCACACCAAGTTGTGAGCCTTTTGAGGATAGGTTTGAGAACCTATTGGTAGGTTGGAATCTAACCTTGTCTATAGACATAGCTAACACTATTACCACTTGTCCGTAGTAACACAAAATACAGAGAGGGTCTTACGCCAATTTGCAGAGCGAGTCATTAAGGCAGCGAAGCTAAATCTTGGTGCTACTCGTACTATTACCTATAATGATGGTAAGAAAAAGAGACGAAGACAAGTATCCTCTGGAAAGTTAAAGGATAGTTTAGACTACTCACTCACTACAGGAGTACACTTACTTATGTCTTTCACTATGGAGGACTATGGTAAGTATATTGATGAGGGGGTAGATGGTACAAAGTATAAAGTGCCTAATGGAAGTAGATTTGGTTTTGATGGTAAGCAACCTCCAAAGAGTTCTATAAGAACTTGGATGGCTCAAAAGAGAGTAAAGGCAAGAGACCTAAAGACCAAGAGTTTTGTTAAGCAGACAGAGGCGAACCTTGATAGGGCAGCCTTTCTAATATCAAGAAGTATTAAGCAACGAGGGATTCCCAAGAGCGAGTTCTTCCAAGCACCATTTAGATTAGAGTTTGATAAGTTACCTCAAGAGGTACTCAAAGCAGTCTCTATGGATGTAGATGAATTTTTGAAATTTACCAAACGATGAGTATAATCACACCAACAAGTTTAGTAGGAGCAAGAAGCCCGATATATGTTACGGCAGGGTATTCTGCCTTTGCTACATCTCTAACAGATGTAGAGTTTGAAGTATACATATGGGAGGGGTCAAGGTCTTCCAGACCCTCTTCAGCACAATACACTTTATTTAGAGATGTATTTGCAGGAACTGATGTCTCCTTTGATATTGCTCCTATGGTACAAGAGTACCTATCTAATGCTTACGAGAACCTTGATGGTACAACTGTAGCCTATGCACCTAATGGTAGCGTAGTATGGGTACAGATAGATTACACAATCAACTACCAGAACAAAGCAGACCCACCTGTAACGGTTAACGATACAGGAAGCTCGGAAATCTTTGAGGCAAGTAATGGCTATCACATATTCATTGAGGCGGCTAACAAAGAGGTGAACAAAGGATTCGCAAGTGTCAATGCAGTTAAATACATTAAAGACTCTGGTAACGAGGTTGTGCCTGTATATCTCGGTAAGTGGGGTGAGGGTTATGACATCTATTGGGCTTATAAGGATAGAGTATTGGCAGATGGTGGTACTGTTGAGGGAGGTAGTGCTTGTGCAAATATCGGACTAAAGGAAGTAGAGGTATTAAGTGATTTACAATATGATGTTACTATACCTATTACTGAAGCACAACTACAAGGTCTACAGGCTGAAGAGAGAGTGATGCTATTACCTTGTGGAATCAATAACCTTACTACTTGGTTGGATAGCGTAGGTGAGCCTTTGAACTATAGTAAATACTACGACATAAGATTAAAGGACAAAGATGGCACGGTGTTAGACACTCGTAGATTCTATCCTACTTGTGAGAGCAAGTATTCACCAAGCGTTATGCAGTTCGTAAACAAGAATGGTGTATGGGAGAGTGTTACCTTCTTTAAAAGAAGTGACTCTACAATAAGCACTACTACGAATGAGTATAGAAAGTCTTTAGGTAGTAGCGGTTCTTCTGGATTCACCTACGACACGACTGCTCACAAGTACCAACGCATAAACACCAATGGTAGAAAACGCTTCACCCTCAACACAGGTTGGGTAGGTGAGGACTACGATACTATTATGGAGCAGATGTTAATGAGTGAGCGTGTAATGTTAGATGGTCTACCTGTCAATGTTACTACCAACTCATTGAACTTACAGAAGTCAGTTAATGATAAAATGATTAACTACATCATTGAGGTAGAAGAAGCATTTGATACAAGGTATGTATAGAGTAGACCTTTACATTGATGGTCAAAGAGGTGACCTATTCCAAGAGGAGAGCATAGAGATAAACTTGAGTGTACAAAACATCAAGGACATCTCTAAAGTCTTTGGTGACTTCACCAATAGCTTTACTATTCCTGCATCTCCTACGAACAATGCAATCTTTAAGCATTACTATAATGTAGACATCTATGGTGGGTTCAATGCTAATGTGAGAGTAGACTCTTTCATAGAGGTGAACAACAACTTATTTAGAACAGGTGTATTAGAGTTGGAGAGTGTACAAATCAAGGATAGCCAACCCTATGCATACCAAGTAGGGTTCTATAGTAATGTCACTTCCTTGAAGGATACCTTTGGTGAGGATAAACTTAACGACCTTGACTTATCAGCTCAAGACCATCAGTACAATGACACGAACATTGTTACAGGATTCAACTCCTATGTTAGTGGTACGGATAGTGCGATTATCTATCCTCTCATCTCACCTGTTGCTAATTGGTATTACAACTCCGTAGGAAATGACCACACCCCAAGTAACATCTACTATCAAAACGGACATCCCGAACACGGAACATTCTACTATGATTACAAACCTGCAATTAAGTTGCAGAAGATTGTAGATGCGATAGAGACGAAGTATGGTATAGAGTTTCAAAGCGACTTCTTTGACTCTGCTGACTTTGGTAAGTTATTTATGTGGTGTCATAGGAGAGCAGGATATATGTTCAAAGACCAACCGACAGGTGCGACTCCAGAGCTAATACCATTAACATCGGGTGGAGGTACACCATTTGATGACACCTTGCATAGATTTCCTGTAACCGCTTCCGCAAACCCTGCGTTAATATCTTACAGTCCTTCTACAACTGCCTCTACCAATTATAGAATAGATGTGTTTATTAACGATGAACTATTTAGCTCTAAAGAACATACAGGCTCTACAACTAATGTTTTTGTTTTCCTACCAACTCTTTCGGCAGGTGATTATGTAGATATGCGTTTAGCTCCATCGGGTGATGGTGGTGCAGTAACTGTTAATGTGTTTGCTAATTGGTATGCGGATGCTTCAGGGGTAACCTTGTTAGCAGCTACGGGATTAACAAGTGCAATGACTACCGCAGGTATAGTAACTATATCAGCCCAAATGCCAGAGCAAAAGATTAGTGATTTTATAGGAAGCCTTGTAAGGGCTTTCAACTTGGTTATAGTTCCTGTAGCTAACAATAAATACGACATTGAACCTTTAGACGATTGGTATGCAGAAGGCACTACAAGAGATGTTACGGAATACATTGATACAGAAGAAATCACTATCCGTAAGCCATCACTCTATCGTAGAATCAATTTTAAGTACAACGAAACGGAAGCGATATTAGGTGAGCAGTATAGATTGCAGAATGACATTGGCTATGGCGATTTACGAGCCGACTTCACATTTGATGGCGAGGAGTTTAGTGTTGAGGTTGGCTTTGACCATATGCTCTTTGAAAGATTGTCCGACCAAAACCCAAGTGGAGCAGGTCTTACAACAATAGGTGTGGGTAAGAGTATCACGAGAGAGATAGAGCCGTATATAGGCTCACCCCTTATCTTCTATGCAGCAGGTGCGATAAGAGGCAATGAATCTTTCAGCTATGTAAATATGGCTACACCTGCACAGCATTTCCCTTTTACTGACATATGGCAAGTTGGCAATGTAAACAACACAACTGCGGAATCCGTAACCAAGACCTTGAACTTCGGTACAGAGGTAGACCCTTACTTATTACAAGGGTTTGCTACAGGCTTATACAATACCTATTGGAAGGACTACATCACGGACTTGTACGACACGAGTAGAAGAACATTTCAGTATAGTGGTCAGCTACCTCTTGGCTTAATGTTGGCATTGAAGATTAACGACAAGTTGACGATAGGTGAAAGAAACTACATTATCAACCAAATGAAGTTAAACCTATCTACAGGTGAGACACAAATGGAATTACTCAACGATGTATAGCAAGTTAGGTTATCTTATAAAGGCTCTAAAGGAGACTAACGAGAAGAATGAGGATGTAAGGATTGCCAAAGGCAAGTACCAATACCCTCGTACTCTCATAGAAGCATTAGGCAAATGGCAATAGAGAAGAACATAGTTATAGGTGCAGACCTTTCTGGTCTTGAGCAGAAGTTAGACGAACTCATTGATGCGTTAAAGGCTTCCCAAACTCAAGCAGACAAGACTGCTGATAGCATTAACGAGATTGCCGATACTACTAAAGACATTGGTAAGAGTGCTGAAGATAGCCAAAAGGGTATCAAGGGACTTGGTACAGGCTTCAAGGGTTTAGGTGTAGCTATTAAAGCAGCAGGTATTGGACTTCTTTTAGCTGCTATGGACATACTGCGTGAGTTGTTTGATAACAACCAGAAAACAGTAGACTTCTTTAATACTACATTCAACACCTTGCAGGTGGCATTTAGTGACTTCTCTAAATTCATTAGTGCTAACATAGGAGGCATAGCAGATTTCTTTCAAACCATCTTTGAGAATCCTGTAGATAGCATTAAGGCTTTAGGTGAGGGTATTAAGAACAACATCATTGAACGCTTCCAATCTATGTTGGAGGTATTGGGCTTTGTAGGAGATGCTATGGCAAAGTTCTTCACAGGAGACTTCAAGGGTGCATTGGATAGTGTTAAGAGCGCAGGTACAGAGATGGTAGATGTGCTTACAGGTGTAGATGACTCTGCTAAAAAGATTGCAGAGGGTACTACCAAAGCTGCAAAGGCTATCTCTAACTATGTGGTAGAGACTGTTAAGCAAGGTGCGGCAATGACCGAGACTAACAAACAAGCAGAGATTGCAGAGGTATTAGCACAAGGCTTGATTGAGAAGTACGACTTACAAGCAGAGAAATTAAGACAAGTAAGAGACGATGAACGCTTTACTATTGAGGAGCGTATCAAAGCCAATAACGAGCTAAAGGGAGTATTAGAGGAACAAGAGAATGCAATGCTTGAGAATGCTCAACGCATATTAGATGCTAAAGCACGACAGTTAACTCTTGACGAAAACAACATTGAGTTCCAGAAGGAGTATTTAGCTGCACAGAATGAGCTTGTAGGAGTTCAAGCACAAGTAGCAGGATTCCGTAGTGAGCAGTTGATGAATGAGATGGCTCTACAGAGAGAGTTGTTTGACCTTGAGGTAAGCAAAGCAGAGAACGCACAAGAGGTTGCAGAGATAGAAGCAGAGGCAGCTATTGAAGCAGAGACCAATTTAAAAAAGCAGTTAACTCTTGAGGAGGAGTTAAACAAGAAGTTGTACGATAGCAGACTTGCCTCGTTAGAATTACAGAAGTCTCAATACAAGGAAGGTACACAAGCCTATCAAGATATGGTTAGCGAAATCAATGTCTTGAATGCAGAGCGTACTGCTCAAGAGGGTGAAGAGGCGAAAAAGAGACGAGAACTTGAGCAAGAGGTTCAACAATCAAGACTACAGATGACAGGTGATGCCATAGGCGCACTTAATGACCTTGCACAAGCATTCTTATCGGGCAACGAAGAACAAGCAAAGAAAGCCTTTAAAATAAATAAGGCACTTGGTATTAGCCAAGCGGTAGTTAATACTGCACAAGCCGTTACTGCGGCACTTACGGCAGGAGGTAACCCTGTTAAGTTAGCTACAGGAGCGCAGTTTGTTGAGGCAGGTATTGCAGCAGCGACAGGTGCAGCACAGATAGCTACCATTGCAAGGCAACAATTCCAAGCGAGTGGTAGTGTAGACACGAACATACAAACACCTACTGCACCAAGCACCTCACCACAATTTAATATAGTAGGTGCATCGGGTCAAAACGCTATATTGGAATCGCTACAAGCGAACCCTATGAGAGCATATGTAGTAGGTAGTGATGTTACCTCACAACAAGAATTAGATAGAAATAGAATTAACCAAGTATCATTCCCATAATGAGAATCGTAGAACTATTATTAGATGAGGAGAGCCTCCAAGCAGGTATCCAAGCCATCAGTATCGTAGAAGCCCCTGCTATAGAGGAGGACTTCGTAGCCCTCAAGGAAGAGGAGCGTGTAGAATTAAAAACCATTGACGAGGACAAGCGTGTTCTATTGGGTGCAGCTCTTGTACCTAATAAGCCTATCTATCGTAGAAGCGGTGAAGATGAGTATTACATCTACTTCTCGCAAGACACGGTTAGAAAGGCAAGTGAATTGTTCTTCATCAACGGCAACCAAAACAAAGCCACATTAGAACACCAAATAGACATTACAGGCTTGAGTGTTGTAGAGAGTTGGATTATTGAAGGTGAGCAAGACAAGAGCAAGATGTATGGTATGAATTTACCTGTAGGCACTTGGATGGTTAGTATGAAGGTTCACAACGATGAGATTTGGAACGACTATGTGAAGAGTGGTAAGGTCAAAGGCTTTAGCATTGAGGGTTACTTCGTTGACAAGGTAGAGGCATCTAAACAAGACCCAGAGGAGGACAAAGCAGAGGAGCAACTCAATGCTATCAAGGCAATCATTAAGAACGACCTCCGCACAAAAAAGGGTAAGCGTACTGAATTAGAATCCTACAAGGATTACCCCACTTCGGTACGCAACAATGCAAAGAGGGGTATTGCTTTAAACGAGAAGGTGAATAACAAGTGTGCAACACAGGTAGGTAAGGTTAGAGCGCAGCAGTTAGCCAAAGGTGAGGCTATAAGTGTTGAGACTATTAAGCGTATGTATAGCTACTTGAGTAGAGCAGAGGAATACTATGAAGAAGGTGACACAAAGTCTTGCGGATATATTAGCTATCTACTATGGGGTGGCAAGAGTGCCAAGAGATGGGCGGAAAGCAAACTGAAGTCATTAGACAAAATCTAACGGAAACACACTTAAACAATTAACATAATATGAAAAGAATATCGCTACATAAGGTGATGGCTAAATTAGCCGAGCAACCAGAGAAGGTTGAGTTGAGCGTAGCAGATGATGTTATGGACTTCGTAAGAAGCATCCCTTTTGACACATCTTATATTCAACAAGCCCTAAAGATGGTTGAGAAAGGAACGAACGATGCAGAGCGAGTTTACAAAGAAATCGTTGAGAAAGAAAAGCAACTTAAAGACTTTCAATCAAAAGCAAAAGAGTTGGGGATTAACGATGAAGTAAATAAAGCGAAGAATGTATTAAGCAATCTCAAACAGATGAAGATGGCTTTTCGTGATATGAGCAAGAATGGTAAGGCGGCAGTTTCCGCTCTAAAGGCTATTTAATATGAAACAAGGCAAAACTGAAAAGGCGGTATTCGCAAAGCTCTCTACCGAGAAGGTGGAGTTGGCTCAACACGAAGTTGCATTAAATAAGATTAGTGATATATCAAAATTATTGCAAGATGGTGCAGATATGCTTAAAAATGCTGATAGCGAATTAAGTGGTATTGCAAAGCGTATGAGCAATGGTCTTATTGTTGTAGCGGCAAATGTACCCGCTCAAGCAAAAAATGCAATGAAATTAGCGGAAGAGTTGGGAGCGGATAATGTAATTCAAGACTTAAAACAAATTCTTGATAAAGCAGATGCTTTGCGTAAAAGATACGAACCCACTTACAATAATATCAAATAACAAGATATGAAATCACAAGAAACATTAGGAAAGATTATGGAACTGCTTAACCTACAAGACGAGGTTAAGTTAGAGTCTATGAAGTTAGAGAACGGCACTACTATTGAAGCAGAAGCGTTTGAAGCCAACCAAGAGGTATTCATCGTTACTGAAGATGAGAAGATTGCTCTACCTGTAGGTGAGTACGAACTTGAAGATGGTCGTATCCTTGTAGTAGCAGAAGAAGGTGTCATTGCAGAGATGCGCGATGCAGGTGAAGAGCCACAGGCTGAAGAAGCACCTGCTGAAGAAGTAGAACAAGCTGAAGAAGAGCCTAAAGAGGAAGAGATGAGCTACGCTACTAAAGAAGAACTATCTGCCGCAGTAGAAGAGATGAAGGCTATGATTGAAGAAATCAAAGCAATGATGTCTCCTAAAGAAGAAGAGATGGCTGAAGAGGTTAAGGAAGAAGTGAAGGAAGAGGAAGTAGAGATGTCTACTGACGAACCTGCTGCCAAGCCTATCAAGCATTCTCCAGACACGAAGCCTGTAGAGATGCACCAATTCTCTAAAGGAGCAAAGGGAGATACTCTATCAAGAATCTTTAACAAATTAGGATAATGAAGAAAGTAGAATCTATTTGGGCAGAGTTATCTGCTAAATCTCAAGAGGTTGCTCAAGAGTCTACTGAACTATCCGAAGAGGTTAAGGTTGAGTTGGGTCTTATGGATGACTTTAAGCAACAAGCTAAAGAATCTTTTGGTGCTTATAGAAGAGCATTAAGTAAGGTAGAGCAACTTGCTAAAGAAGGAATCAATGACCTTAATGTTGCAGGTAAAGCATTGGTGCGAATGAATCCAATGAAAAACCAAATTGAGCAACAAGCTAAAGATTTGGGTGTAGACTTACCTCGTGAGGTAGAGCAACAAATGGCTATGGTTAAAGACCAAATACAAGAGGTAGACTCGTTGATTAAGCAACTATCACGATTATCATAAACAATAACAACAATCAATAATTAAATAAATAGAAAGATGGCTACATCAATCACAACTACATATGCAGGAGAGTTTGCAGGAAAATACATCTCTGCCGCATTGTTATCAGCCGACACTATTGAAGGTGGCGGTATTACTGTAAAACCAAATGTAAAGTTCAAAGAGGTAATGAAAACTCTTTCTACTAACGCATTGGTAAAAGACGCTGCGTGTGACTTCGCTGACCAAAGCACAGTTACTCTTGCAGAGCGTATCCTACAACCAGAAGAGTTCCAAGTAAACTTGGAATTATGTAAGAAAGATTTCCACAACGATTGGGAAGCAATCCAAATGGGTTACTCGGCTTTTGATAGCCTTCCTCCATCATTCGCTGATTTCTTAATCGGTCACATCGCTGCTAAAGTAGCACAGAAGACTGAAGAGAACATTTGGCAAGGTGCAACTGCTAACGCAGGTGAGTTCAACGGATTTGAAGCTCTATTGGCTGCTGATGCAACAGTTGTAGATGTAACAGGTACTACTGTTTCTGCTGCTAATGTTATTACTGAATTGGGTAAAGTAGTTGATGCTATCTCTACCGCAGTATACGGAAAAGAAGACCTATACATCTATGTAGCATCTAATGTTGCTCGTGCTTACATCCGTGCTTTGGGTGGATTCGGTGCTTCAGGTTTGGGTGCTAATGGTGTAAACAACGAAGGTACTACTTGGTTCAATGGTGGTGACCTTGCTTTTGATGGTGTTAAATTGTTCGTATGTTCTGGATTGAGCGACAATACAATGGTAGCAGCACAGAAGTCTAACTTGTTCTTCGGTACAGGTTTGTTAGCTGACCACAACGAGGTGAAGCTAATTGATATGGCTGACCTTGATGGTTCACAAAATGTTCGTGTAGTAATGCGTTTTACCGCAGGTGTACAATACGGAATTGGTGCTGACATCGTACTATACTCATAAGAGTTAGTTTAGTTAATAATTGAAGGGGCAGGTAGGCATATGCTTGTCTGCCCTTTTTTATAAAAAAATAAAAGAAATTATGGCTTGTGATTTAACAAAAGGTCGTGCGTTACCTTGTCGTGAATCAGTAGGTGGTCTTAAAGCGGTTTACTTTGTAGACTTCGGTGATTTAGGAACTATCTCTGTTACATCCGATGAGGTTACTGATATGACAGGAACATTTGATGCCTACAAGTATGAGCTGAAAGGCACATCAAGTGTAGAGCAAACTATTAACGCTTCTCGTGAGAACGGAACAGTATTCTTTGACCAAGCGGTTAGCCTTTCTTTGCCTCAATTGAGCAAGGAGGATAACAACGAAATCAAGTTATTGGCTTACGGCAGACCTCACATTATTGTAGAGGACTACAACGGCAACGCTTACTTGGTAGGTCGTGAACACGGAGCAGATGTAACAGGTGGTACTATTGCCTCTGGAGCAGCTATGGGAGATATGAGTGGTTACACTCTTACCTTCAACGCTATGGAAGTAAGTGCTGCTAACTTCATCGCAGGAGCAACTGATGGCAACCCATTCGCAGGAATGACTTCAGCTACAGATACTATTGTTACTTCGTAATTAAGTAGTATATTAGCAACGGCACTTGACATAGGTGTTTTGGTTTGGTTAGGGCAGCTCTTCGGGGTTGCCCTTTCTTTTTGATATAACACTTATACCTCTTGGTGGTTAACCTATTATGCATATAGTAACTACAACAGACAAGAAGATATATTTCGTTCCAAGAGCGTTTGATACAAGTGTATCTGTTAAGATTACAGATGAGGAAACCAATGTGTCCGCTACGGAGTCTCTAACGGCTACGAAGGAGGCGAATTACTTGCATATAACACCTTCTTATACATTCGTAGAGGGTAAGTATTACACCATAAGAATAACAGGCTCTAACGAGATATATAGAGGTAAGGTTTATTGTACGAATCAAACCGACCTTGAGAAGTTTAGTGTCAACAATGGTGAGTTCACCTATTACGAGGACACTGATAATGATAATCAATACATTTACCGATGAGCAATATACGCATCGTAAACCTTGCAACGCATACTACCCCACAGGTTGTAGAAGACAATCGTAAGCAGTGGGTAGCCTATGGCGAGGACAATAATTACTTCCAATACCTTATAGACAGGTATAATGGTAGTGCTACAAACAATGCCATTATAAATGGTATGAGTGAGCTTATCTACGGCAAGGGGCTATACGCTACCGATGCTCAAAGAAAGCCAGACCAATATGCACAGATGAAGTCTCTGTTCTCTC